AGCCTGCTAATTAAAATTAGCGGGCTTTTTTGCGTTAAAAATTTTTTGGTTTGACAACTGCGTGGTCACATGGTATAATGATCTCTAGTTAAGTTATCAAAAAATTTTGATAGCATCCAAATAGGAGTAAGCATGAGTGATACAACAGTTTTAGAAGTTAAGCTAGACGACCTAGGAACTATTGAGAAGGCTGACAAGAAGCTCAAAAATTTTAGAGGTACCTTTGACTCACTTGATAAGCAGGTGAGTAAAGGTCTTGGTGGTGGAAAAGGTAGTAGTGGTTGGAAAAAAGCCACAATGGGTACTACCGAATACGATATTGCCAGAGGTAGTGCTGGTGCCACAGGTGCGTCAGGCCGAGACTTTGCAAATCAAGCTCGTGGGCTTGATGGATTAGTACGTCTATATGCTACTTATGCTGCTAATGTGTTTGCAGCCGGAGCCGCTTTCCGAGCATTAAGTGAAGCAGCAGATACTACTAATATGATTGAAGGTATGAATCAATTAGGTGCTGCTAGTGGAATAGCGTTAGGTACTATTGCTCAAAATTTAAGAAATGCTACCGACGGCGCAATTAGTATGCGTGAAGCAATGGAAGCAACCACAAAAGGTACTGCCGCTGGATTGACCGGGAAACAAATGACCGATCTTGGCTTAGTAGCAAACAAAGCCTCTAAAGCTTTGGGTATTGGTATGCCTGACGCTATCAGCCGCCTGACTCGTGGTATTTCAAAACTAGAGCCTGAGTTACTAGACGAACTTGGTTTATTTACAAAAATAGGCCCCGCCACAGAAAACTACGCTCGTAGCATAGGTAAAACTACAGGCAGCTTAACAGATTTTGAAAGACGTCAAGCATTTGCTAATGCTGTGCTAAAAGAAGGCATAGATAAATTTAGTTCTATTGAAATACCTGCTAATCCTTATGACAAACTTTCAGCTAGTTTAAAAGATCTAAGTTTTAAAGCACTAGAAATTGTTAACAAAGCTTTAGTACCATTAGTTAATCTATTATCCCAAAATCCTGTTGCATTGCTTGGAGTTTTAGGTTTAATAGGTGCGTCAATAGTTAAAAGTGCTATACCTGCACTAGGACAGTACAGAGAAAACTTACAAAAGACTGCTGATGCAAGCCGTATGCTTTTTGGCGCTATGCACAGAGATATGACACAAAAATATATTGATATGGCTAAAGTAGCTGGTACCAATGCAGAAAAAGCCTTTAAAAAGCTACCGGCTACAATAGATAAAGTTTCAGCACTATCTAAAGATGCTACAACTTTTAGTAAAACAGCCAAAACAGATTATGCTGCATTAGCTGGTAAAGATCCGTTTGCTCTTACAACTGCAGAAATAGCATCTTTAGATCGTCGTGCTAGCGATTTAGCTAAACGAAATTCTGAAGAAGCCGCTAGGCTTAAGGCACATGTAGCTCAATTAAAAGCTATTCGTGCAGGTGCTAAAGATGCTGGTTCAATTGCATCGGAAGTTCTTATCAAAGGAACAGAATCAGGACTGACTACACCGGGTTCTAATGACATTATAAATAAACGTATACTAAACAAATTGTCTAGCGATACTATAAGAGTTACAACTGCAGAAACTCAAGCAATTTATGGGTCTAGAGCAGCATACACAAAGTTAAACGAAGAAATTGCTAAAGCTAGGGCTGGAACATTAGTAGTACAAACGGGTACTAATAAAGATGGTTCTGCAATTACACAACAAGCTCCAAAAATTACAGCGCTTCAAGCAGGATTAACTCGTACATCCGGAACAATTGGCATAGTAGCACAAAAAATTGGCTCACTAGTTTCAGCATTTGGAGCATGGGGTGTGGCTATAGGTGCTCTTATTGGAGCATTTGCTTTACTTGATTCTTGGTTTACAAAAACAGAAAAAGAAGTAGACGCTTTTAATAAAGCAATGCAAACTACTTCAGATGCAGTTGATAATTCAAAGAGAACTTTAATAGCTCTTGCCAGACAACCTGGGATAGCTACAGCTTCAATTCAAGGATTTTTTGCACTTTCAAATGCAAGCAATACTACAACTGATGCAATTGAAACACAAATAGACGCTACAAAAGCCCTATTGAAGGGATTGCAGAATAGCGCCTGGGATCGTGCAATAGATAATGTTAAGGGATTGTTTAATAAAGATATTAACTCTGATTCAGCAAAAAATCTTGCTGAGACTGTACAGCAACAAGTACAAATATTTCGTGCAGCTGGTATGGGCGAGCAGGCAGAAGCAGACTTTAAGAAAGCTATCGGTGTAAATAGCTTAGATCTTGTAACTGTAGCTGAAAGATTTAAAACAAGTACTAGTGCACAAGATGAGTTTAAAAAGTCAAATAAAGCACTTGCAGTTGATCTAGCAGAGGGTAGTGCTGATCTTCAAAATTTTAAAACAGCTACAGAAAATGTAACAAAAGCTTACGATGAGTTTATTCAATCTACAGCTTCTAGTAATCCTCTATTTAAAGTAGGGGCAGCTTTAGAAGATTTATCCGTAACCATGGATAAAATAACAAATCAAAGTCTTGTGAGAATGAATGCTGCTTTTAATGATTTAGCAAGTAATCCTAAGAAAATTGCACAGTTTGGGCCTGAATTTGTAGCACAATTTGTTACAATACGCGCACAATTTAAAAGCACATTAGAAGAGTATTCAGCATATTCACTACAACTCGCTAACATAGACGCTGAAATTGCTAAAAGAACTGAAGAAAAAAACAACGCTACTGGTACTCAATGGTATCAGATGAGCTGGGGTATGGGAATTCAAGGAAAAGGTGCAAAAAGTGCTGAAGAACAAAGAGGAGAAAAAACACAACAAATTCAGGCTCTTCAAACTGCTAAGAAAACTATAGAAAGCGTACAGCTTGGCATAGATACCAAAGTTTTTGGTGAAGCCAAAGATTTATTTGTTAAAGGTGTTGATGCTTCTTTTGCTAAAGGTTCAAAACTTATATATGACGCTTTAGGACAAGCAACTGCAAAAGCTGCAATAATTATTGCACAAGCAGGTATAGGGGCTTTAACAGGCCAACGTGCTGCAGAAGCATCTACTAGAATAAAGCAGGACGAAATAAAAATTCAAATGAATTTAATTCAATCTAATATTGAATTAATAACAAGTAATACACTACTAACCGCAACAATTGAAGAAAGTAATGCCGTGATGGCATTAGCTAAATCTCAAAAAGATGGAGATCCTACAAGAGTAATATCAGCAAAAGAATCAGAAGTACGAGCAGCCGGTATCTTTAAACAGGCTATGGAGAAAGTGTCCAAAGGCGAGATAAAAACCAATAATTTAAACAGTATGCTTACAAGTGATGATCCTCTAGCAAATGCTTTGTTAAAACAGCGTTTTATAAAAGTCCAAAGAGAAACTGCAGCACAAGAAGCTAACAGAACAACAACCGCTGCACAAGGTGTGGCTAATACTATTGAAGGCAGACGAACATCAGTTTTAGGTAACTTAGAAGATCTAAACAAAGAGCGTAATCTTAGAAACGATATTCTACAACAGCAACAATCCGGACTTGATATTTTAGCTAGTATTGATACACTTAACAGTGTTCAAAGAACACAAGAAAAAATAGAGTTAGAAAATACAGTTTTAAAAACTAAGCAGTTACAAGAAATAGCCGGATATACTGCAGCTATTAATATTGCTCAAGATCTTGGTACCGAAGATGGCAAAAAAGAAGCTGAATTTCAGCGAGATTTATTAGAAATAGTTAGAAAACGTCAAAAAGTTGAAAACGATAATAAACCTATATCAGACAGACTTAGAATTAAATTAGCTGAATTTGACGTTGCAAGTAAATTAAATGCATTTAATGAAGCACTGCTTGATCAAGACTTAGCTAGACTAGGCATAATTAGTAGTTTAGTGGGTTTTTCAACAGAACAAAACGTTCTGGCGACCGCTAGCCTAGAAAACAAAAAGCAAGAAAACAAGTTTGCACTTGAGTTGAGAAAGATTACAGATGAAATTGCACAACTTCAACAAGATACAGTTAGAGATAATACTCAAAGCATTGCTTTAAAACGAACAGAGTACTCACTAGTTACTCAGAGACAAGAAAAAGAAAAAGATAACAAAGGTTTACAAGACCAATTAAAGTTATTAGAAGCACGCTTTACCTTAGAACAGAAACTAGCAGGATTTGCAAAAACTACAGCAGATGCCCAAAGCCAACAAGCAGAAGACGAGTTGAACTATAGAAAAGAACTTGGTTTAGTTACTAGTTTTGACGCTGTCAAAGAAAAAGCAGATTTAGACAGAGGTCGAATAGCTAGAGAAACGGCACAAGGACAATCCGAGATAGATAAGCAAATAGAACAAAGATCTATACTTGAAAAACGAAAGCAAGATATTGAGTCTGACGGAATTTTTGTAGCAACTGAAGTGCGTAAAGAAATAGATGAGATGACTAGGTCTATAACTGCACAAAGCACAGCATTAGAAGCTACTAACAAACAAAAGCTAAATGCCGTTGATTTAAACGAAAAGCTTGGCAGTAAAATGACTGGCTTTTCTAAAATTGTAGAAAACAGTTTTCAAAGTATGGGTGATGCTTTAGCCGATTTTGCCAAAACTGGTAAGCTAGACTTTAAAGGATTAGTGGATCAGATGTTACTGGATTTACTCCGATTTGAAATGCGTGCACAAATGTCCTTACTTTTCAAAAGTGTAGGAGGGTTGCAAGGTATGATGAATATGCTTCTGGGAGTAGGCCCAATTACAGCAGATCCTTCTAGATTAGTAGATTTAGTTGGCGGTAGCGTAATGAATAATTCTTTAGCCAAAGGCGGAGTATACGATGCTGGACTTAAGATGTACGCCAAAGGCGGAATGTTTACTAATTCAGTTGTTGATCAACCTACATTATTTAAGTTTGCCAAAGGTACTGGACTAATGGGCGAAGCAGGACCAGAAGCCATTATGCCCCTAAAGCGTGATAGCAACGGTAACTTGGGAGTCAGATCAGGCGGTAGCGGCGGTAATGTAGATGTGGTTGTTAATAACTACGGCAACGAACGTGCGACTACTAAAGAAACCACTGATTCACGTGGCAATCGTCGTATTGAAGTAATCGTAGGCGATATGGTAGCAAGCGAAGTAGCAAGACCAGGAAGCTCAGTACAACAATCACTAGCAGGTAGCTTTAATAATAAGCCTGCATTAGCAAGGAGATAAATATGGCAATTCCTTCATGGTCAGCTCAACCTTTACCACAAGTACCACAAAAAGGATTTTCAGAGTCTATTGCACTGAACGTTATACGTTCACCAATGGACTCTGGTCCAGCTAAGATGCGTCGCAGAGGTAACGGTGTTAACTCAATGGATCTCTCATTTATTATGACAACTGCTCAATGCACAACACTAGAAAATTTTATTAAAAACACACTGCTCGGAGTTAAACGTTTTAGTTTTCCGCATCCTCGAACTGCAGCCACAGTTGAAGCACGAATTATTCCACAAGGTGAAGGCGAGTTTTTTAAATTACAATATTTAGCACCAGGATATTGGAACACTTCATTAAAATTTGAAATACTACCATAATGAGCAGACTAAGTAGACTATCACCAGCAGCTATTAAAGCAATGTTTTCATCTGAAACAGATGAACAACTTATAATGCTTTTAACTATATTTGATCCTAATGGATCAACAGACCCAGCAGCCTCAACTACTCCTATTAGATTAAGTGATAATTATACTCAAAGACTATCTTCTACAACAGATGATGAAGTTATTTATGGAGTTGTAAGTAATTCACAGGAATATGTATTTATTCCGATGACCCTAAACTTACCTAATGAGCAAGAAACAGGACTAGGCGATTGCTCAATTTCACTAAACTTTGTTACTCCGGAAACAATAACAGTTATCAGAGACCACCTACGTATAAGAACCAAAGTTTTAATACAACTAGTAGTTTCAAGTAATCTAAATTATATAGAAGCAACCCTACAAGATTATTATATTACATCGGCAACATACAATGCCGAAACCGTTACTTTAAACTTAGGCATGGTAAACTACAATACTGAGCCGTTTCCTAGTTTTAGTTTTACACCTAGTTACTTTCCAGGATTATTTTAATGAATTATGATAAATATATTGGACTACCTTATCTAGACAATGGCAGAACTAAAACTGGGGTAGACTGCTGGGGTTTAGCTCGTCTAGTTTATCAAGGCGAATTTGATATAGATTTACCAAGCTATACTCAAGAGTACATTGGTGGAACCGATCCTCACATTGTCGAAGCAGTTAATTTATACAAAGATAACTGGCAAGAACTTGCCACGCCAAATATTGGAGACTTGTGTCTGTTCAATATTTTTGGCGAGCCTATGCACGTGGGTGTATTTATAGGCGAAAACAAGTTTTTACACTCGCGTCGTGGTAGCGATTCAGTAATTGAATCATTAAACAACACCAAATGGAAAAACCGTTTTGTAGGTTTTTATACGTATGCTCCACAAGCACAAATACAAGCAATTGGAGCACCGCACCCATTAAAACTTAGTGTATACCGAGACTGGACTGTGGCTGGTACTACTGTTCAAGACTTTGTAGAGTTTATACGCTCTAAATATACAGTAAGCACAGAACTAGTAAGTAAAATTGTAGTTATGATTGATGGCATAGTTGTGCCTAAGTCAGAGTGGTCAACAACTACTGTAAAAAAAGACCAACAAATCAGTTATAAAAGTGTTGCTGAAGGCAATTCAACAAGACGACTAATAATAGCAATTGCAGCAATTTATATTATTGCTAATGGAGGTGGTGCAGTAGTAGGAGAAATGTTAGGTGCAGAAGCTGGTAGTGCTACTGCCAAATTTGTAGGCTCGGTAGCTATTCAAATGGGTAGCATGATCTTGCAAAATGTTATTGCTCCAATTCGTCCACCAAAAACAAATGATCCTGGTAGTGCTCTTGGTTTAAACTTATTAAGTGGTACTGCTAATCAAGCAAGTCCCTATGCAGCAATTCCTGTTGTTTTAGGTAAAGTTAGATTTACCGGTATGTTGGGAGCTACCCCTTATATTGAGTCACTAACAGAAACAAACATTTTAAATCTTGCTGTTGTTTGGGGCTTTGGTCCTCTTTCAATAACAGATTTGTCTATTGGCGCTAAGCCCATAGACGACTTTTATTTTGGCGAACCTGCGTCTGTGCCAAGACCTATTATTATTAACGGATTTGCACGAGACTATGAGCTTAATGCAACAGGCGGTATTGGTGGAACTTTTAACAATCAGTATGGACGTGACGTTCAACAAAAACAAGTTAATCTAGAGTTAACAAATAATGCTAGTAATATAACAGGTGGTGCTGAAAATACTGCAACTAATATTACTATTAACGGTACTTTAACTCTTGGTACTGCAGCTACGATTATTCAAGGTACCAGTATTAGTTTTACTAGTTCTACTGGAACAGGTGGTGCACCTCTTGCTAATAAAATATACTATGTAATGACAGCAGTTACTAGTTCTACTACAGTTCGAATTACTGACTCGTATGCAAAAGCAATTGCAGGAACCGGAGAAGTTTTTGTTGCTGGTAGTATTACCGGAACAAATACAGTTCGAATTGGTGGAAATGGTACTACACGTAGATGGCAGCAAGTAGATTTAACACAAGATGCTGATGCAGTAGATATTGTGCTTTCTTTTCCAGAAGGCATGCGTAAAATTAATACTAAAAATGGTGACATAAGTCAAACTAGCTGTGGTATTGAAATACAAATGCGTCAATACAGCGCTTTAGCATGGCCTGAAGAAGATTCTAGCTCCTCACTAAACGTATATAGCTTTAAACCAGGCGATGCTAGTGCTTTTCAGTTATTTACAATGGTTCCTCCAGGAGATGCAGAAACTGGAGCAAACTTATATCGTTACACAACTTTTTGTGTTTCTCCTAGTGGGGGCATACAGCGATTTGACGGAGCTATAACAGATACATTTGGTGCTAATGCAAGTGATTCTATACAAGCATTATTTGCAAAAACCGCATATAGTTCTCTTTTAGGTACTTCTGCAACTAAAAGCTACCAACCTCAAATACCTACAGGATATTTACCAATCTATACTATCTATCAAGACCGTAATGGAACAGTTACAGAAATAACTCCACATCCTATAGCAACATACAGTGGTAAATCAGGTTTAACTTATTCATTAATTGAAATACAAGAAGGTAGTATGGGAATGGATTCCACACCTACTACATCACCAATTAAAACTATTAAAATAACTTCAGGCCGAGTTTACGGTGATGCTAGTGGGGCCGATCTTACTGCTGGTGAAGTAGAAATATGGAGTACCGATAACTTATTTACTGCTGCAAATGAAACCTTACTTGCACATGCTACTGGGCCTAGTAGTTGGGGCACTTTTTTAACAAGATATGCTGTTTGGAGCACTGTTGGTTATACAGTTCCAGCAGCAACTGCTGCAAATCCTGATGCTTACGGTGGTACATGGAATTTTACAGCACCTGGTGTTTATTTTCCTTATAGCGGATACTACACAGTAGAAGCTGCTGCAGATGATCAAGGCGAAATTTTAATTGGTGGAGTTCGAGCAGTACAAATACCTAAAGATACTACAAAAAACGCTCAAAGCATTAAAGGCTTAATCAAATTAAAAGCAGGTACACATGATATTGTGTTATCCGGAGTAGATAATCAGGCTGCACACAAAGGTATAGCTGCTAGAATTACTTATATTGCTAATAATGGAGTTAATGTACAAGCTTCTGCAAATACTATTCTTACTTTTGGTGAAGGTGCTTGGTTTACAAAACGCAAAGATGCTTTTAACTGGGTACACTCAGTTGAAAATATTACAAGAGCTAAATATCAAGTACGTGTTCGTCGTACGAACTCAGACGAAACCGAAGACGAAACCGACCAAAAAAAGTTTCATAAAGCAATTTTAACAAATGTTACTGCCTATGACAGTTTAAAACTACCTATGGAAAATCCACCGGGCTGCTTTTTAGCAAAAACTGGCATACGAGTACAAAGCAGTAGTAAAATAAATGGACAAATAGATGGTGTTAATGCCATGGTTCAAACTATTACTTGGGATTATGATAGAACCGCAGGTACTTGGACAAACTTACGAGAAACTAATAATCCTGCTAGTTTGTTTGCTTATGTATTAATGCATCCTGCAAATGCTTTCAGAGTTACATCAGACAAGATTGATCTTGTTAGTTTAACTGCATGGCATAATTACTGCAATCCTGTACCCCAAGACGTAAGTTCTGCAAATTTAATTACTGGTAGGTACTATACTATTAAAACTGCGGGTACTACTAATTGGATGGCTATTGGGGCTAAATCTAACAATGTAGGTGAAGGATTCTACGCTACTAGTACTTGGACTGGTGGTGGAGTTGCTACGTATCATCCTAAATTTGCCTACAATGCAGTTTTATCTAGTACACAAAGTGTAATGGATACACTACGAGACATATGTGCAGCTGGCAAAGCTAGCCCTACATATATTGATGGTAAATGGGGCGTTGTAATAGACACAGAACGCTCACATACTGTTCAGCATTTTACTGAACATAATAGTTGGGGTTTTGAATCAACTAAAGTTTTACCTGTATTACCTCACGCTTTTCGTATTAATTTAAATGATGAAACCTTAGCTTATCAGGCTAATGAGATTATTGTTTATAATTATGGTTATGGTCCAACAACAGCAAACGGTAAAATTGGTGCTACACTATTTGAACAAATAAATTTACCTGGTGTAACTAATCCTGACCAAGCCGTACGTTTGGCTCGTTGGCACTTTGCACAGATTAAACTACGTCCAGAAACTTATACTGTTAATGTAGATTTTGAACATTTAGTTTGTACTCGTGGTGACAAAGTAAAGATTACTCACAGTGTACCTCAATGGGGTATTGGTAGTGGTAGATTAGGTCCAGGAGTTGATGATGTAGTAACAGGAACTACACTTACATTAACAGAGCCAGTAGCTTTAACTGCAAATACTCAGTATACTATATTAATTAGAACTAATAATATTACAACTACTGCTGGTAGCGGTAGTGTAACTAGAAACTTTACTTATACGGGTACTACAGGATATACTAGTACAATTACGGTTCCTAATATAGCGGCAGGTGATGGCGTAAAAACTGATAACTTATTTATGATAGGCCTAACTACTAACAGTGTACAAGAATGCATAGTTACTGCAGTAGAACCAAGCAATAACTACAGTGCGCGATTAACTCTAGTTGATTATTCACCAGAAATTTATACACAAGATTTAAGTGGTTTATTAACGTATAATCCAAATATATCTACACGTAACGTTGTTTTAGTACAAAACAGTATTACTAGCGCGCCTATTATTACTAGTATTACTAGTAATAGTACACAAAGTAATCAAATTGCAGCAGGTACTTATCAAAATAAAGCGACTGTAGCTTTTACAAATCCAAATGATTTACAAGCTGTTGCTGTTCGTGTACAATTTGATATTATTGAAGGTAGTGTAGCTGGATGGGATTCTACTCCTGGTACACTTTATGACACAGATAAGAGTAATAGTAGTTTTGACTTTATTAACTTACTTAGTAATAAAAAGTATAAAGTACGAGCCAGATATACAAATGCAGATCGTACAATTTGTGGTCCTTGGTCGCTTGATTTTGCTTTTACTAATGACGGTAAAAACAGAAACTTTCAAACGCCGCCAGCAATTGCACTAGATTTAGAAAACACATATATTGTGGCAGATCCTACAATAGTTACTACTTCTAAAGAAATTGCTGGGTATGCTTATAGACTGTACAAAGATAGTGGCACTACGGACTTATGGGATACTACACCTATTATTCCAGAAGTAATAAATAATGGGCAAGGCAGATTGAACTTACTTGACGTACCTGTGACTTTGACTGAACATCGAATATCAGATACTGGAGTAACTTATCGAGTAGCTTGCAGAGTTGTAGATAAGCTCGGTAATTATAGTGATACAAGTAGCTACGGTACAACTGTAGCAGGCGGCATTACCTATAACTACATAAAAATTAAAACAATTGTTTAAGGGATAAATATGGCAGCAAGCTTATCCGCAGGTGTAAATTCGCTAATACTAAAAATAGATACTCCTTATGATAGTATACGAACTTATGATATTAGAGATGACTTAGTAAAAGTAAAGGTATGGTGTTCAACTTCAGTCAGTTTTACTCCGTCAGATAGTAATCTAGTATTTGATGCTAGTGGTCTATCCATTATTATATCGTCTATACCAAATGGCACGCCCACACCTACACCGCTAGTAACAGGTACAACATACTATGTAAAGTACGCTTTTATTAGTGGTATTGAAGAGTCTCAGTATTCTATACTATCACCTACTCCTGCCTTTGCAGCTCCTGTAGCGGGAGCTGCAGGCAGTAGTGTTGCTATAATATTTAAACGTAGTGCTATTCAGCCCAGCCCTACCCCTGAACCCAGTGCTAGTACACCTGGTGGTTGGTATCCTGATGTAGCATCTGTGCCTGTTGGCACAGATGCTATCTGGGCCAGTGTTGGCTCAAAGGCTAGTACTGCAACTTTATTTACTTGGCAGACACCTATTCGTATTGAAGGTGAAGGCGGAATTCGTGGCGATAGTGCTCGTATAGTTTATAAAACTCAAAGTCAACAGCTAGCTGCACCAACAATTACTGAATTAAATAGTCAAACTACAGGAAGTACTAGTTTTCCTTCTGGTTGGTCGGGAACTATTACTACGCCTGCAGCAGGTCAAAGTCTTTGGGCAGTAGACGGTATTTTTAATACCCCTTCTGATAAGACAACATGGGGCACACCGTACTTAACACAAGGCTTTCCTACAACTATTCAAAGTGATAACTACAATGCAAATACATTGGGTTGGCAAATTCAGCGTAATACTGGCAATGCCTTTTTTAATAACGTTACAGCACGTGGTAGTCTTATCACTGGCGATATTGCTGCTCAACGCATTGAAATTAATAAAGTTGTTACCCCTGGAACTGCAACCGTTCAGCAAGTTGGGACTAATAGACTAGAAGCCTTTTCTAGCAACAATATCCGATTTTTAACCCTAGGCGGTTCGGGTGGAACTACACAAGATACTGCAGTTATTGGCATCAGCGCCAATTCAAATGTTATAAATCCTGTTTGGATTGAAAGCAGTGCAGATGTTGGTTCGAACATATTAAGCAATACACTAGGAAAAGCCAACGCCATATCTTCAGTATCTAATAAAGGTGGTCGATTATTTTATGGCTATGTAACAGGACCAGGAGCAGAGGCTCCTAAAGATGCTTTTCAGATTGACGTAAACAGCCCTAACCATACTGGTAACGCTGTTACTATAAATATGGGTACTAGCACAGGATCAGCTATTTCTGTTGGTGGTACTGGTGATGGCTATGCCATTGATGCAGTTACAAATACCAGTGGTCGTGGTGGAGTTGCTAACAAGTCTGGTATTGCCTACTTTCGTGGTATCGATTTTCCAACAACTCAAGCCGTACTTACTGGAAGTGGTACGCAGGCAAAAATTACAATTAATTTTACTAATTTAAATACTGTTGTTGGACCTCTTTTATATTCATTTACACTAGAAGGCGTTTCCTATAGTTTTCAACTAGAGTATGATTCAGAAACTTTTAACCAATTACCTTATTTTGTTAGCGCTATTGCTGCTAGCATAAATAATACGTGGCAAGTTTCAAGTACTGGAACACTTGCTAGTGGAAGTTTTATTCTTACAAAACCGACAGTGGGGGTAGTCTCAGGAACTAATTCAGGATCTATAGGAACATTTACCGGACAATTTGATAACGGCAGTGCACCTACATATACTACTAGTGACACTAAAGTTCGTCTTACTCCTTTTCCAAATGAGATTACAAAAGTATTGCGTGGAGATGGATCTTGGGGAACAGTTGCAGGCTCTGGAGGTTACGTAGATCTTCGATATAGTGTTCGTGATTATGGTGCTAAAGGCGACAATAGCACTGACGATACTGCAGCAATTCAAGCCACTATTAACATGGCAAGAACTACGGGCGGAACAGTTTACTTTCCTCGTGGAGTATATGTTATTACTACTAGTTTAACATATACTGCTATTGCTGGCAGTGATCCAATTTATAGGGTCCATTTTGCTGGAGACGGTATTGGCGCAAGTT